GTCTTCATAAAAGGAGGAAAGTCGACCCAGTTTTTTATCGCAGATATACCGAGCAACATAGGCAGAGCTTTCGAAAGTAGCATCACCAACAAGGCAGTTACCATGACCCCAAACTGAATTAAGAAAAGGAGAAGTATAAAGTTTATTACCCATTGAGGTAGAGTGAATGACAGCATCATGAGGATACCAACCAAAGAGAATGGCATGATAGTGAGGGCGACTAGTTCTAGAACCATACTCGCCACATGCGAAATATCGAAGTTTATTCGGCTCAAGTTGTTTGCGAAGTTTTTTAAGAAATAATTGAAGGTCGCGTGGAACAAGCGTAGCACCACCAACACCGCCGAAAGTGAGATTATCATCACTATAAGTAAGAGTGACGAAGCAATTAGACTTATGCATCTTAGATTCAGCATAACAACGAACAGCCCATTCCTCGCGCTTATCAATGCGGCAGCCAATACACTGACCGCACTTAATAGCAATCTCACGACAATCTTTTTTTTCAGAAAAAGAGACAGGCCCACCATCAAGTGGTTTCCAACAAGTGATGGGCCTATAACACGCCATTACAGACGCCAACCGCCTCGCATAACTTGCCGAGGCAGATTAACAGCTTTAGTAGTAGAAACATGACGCTTAAATTTACTAGCAGAAGCGCCTTTATTTACACCAAATCGCTTAGACATTTAAAACCTCCAGAAAAGAAATTATGGGACGGGGGGCAAGCCCCCCGTAACGCCCCCCGGTGAGAAGTATCTCACCTATACCAGTACACATCAAGTAGCAGTACTGGTAGGGGACGGGCGCCCAGGGCGCCCTCGATCGTCGCGTAGCGACGATCCTAAGAGGCCCTGCGGGCCTGTTTAGCGAGGGGAGAACCTCGCAAGAGCCGTGCCAACTAGACACAGCACGTAATAACAAAAAGTTATCTAACATGGGCACAATATAATTAAATAGTAGTAGAAAAGAATCCAGTCCCATGTACAATAGAAACCGTAGACACAAGGAGTAGCAATGTTCGACAGCAAAGCCGACGAGATAGAATCTTACATCATGAAGATAGAGGAGAAACTCAGGACACTAAGCGAAATAGCTGATAGACTCCGAAACCTTGAAGATGAAATTGAGTGTATCACCGATGAAATCAAATCAGAGGAAATCTAACGTGAATGAAAAGACCAAAACGACGAATGACGCAACTATGCCTCTTTGGCGAGTTACCTACAACTACATCCGGAATTACCAACTCAGGACCGGAACCTACGTTATCCCCGCCGCAAACGGGCAGGAAGCAAAAGACAAGGCGACCGAAATCCTTAACACGCAGTTCGCTGACACCGGACCATATAAAGTTATTAACGCAAAACCCTTCTAAATAAGGGCATGGAAAGCAAACCCTGAAAAGAAGAACCCCCCGGAGAGTACTCTCCGGGGGGCCTCATATTATGGTGAAACACCCCCAAAAAAAATTTTCCGAAACCCCTACGGGGTTTCGGGGGGCGCGCTTTCGCGCGCCGGAACAGCCAATCCTAGTTTTCGCATTTCCGCAAGATTGGCGGAATCAGAACAAAACTCAACAAACAACTGAGGATTATGGTCAAACCGCTTACGAACTTCCGAAGGCAAAGCCATAAACGACGCCTCAGCAATACGAATAGACTCTAGGGCAGTCTGATAATCATCGACGCCCTCAAAATCACCATAAGTAGGAACACGAGTAGTAAGCGGCAGCTTACGAGTCACACCAAAATTCCGAACAATAGTATTAATATCAGCCTCTTCCTTTTGAGACTGAACCGCTAGAGACGGATCAAGACAACGGAGAGCAACAGCATCCGAAGCCTCTTTAGCATCATAACCATACAGAGCACGCATCATAGAAAAACCCTCCAAAATATGAACAAATTTACTGGGGCCGCTCATGCTTCTTACCCCACTCAGAAAGAGTACGGGGCAGATTCTTAACAGCCTCCTTCGCATTAGTCGCCTTATCTTCAATCATATTAACCGTATCATTAACCAAAACAGCGGCCTGACGCTGAACAGACTTATCCTGAATAGCACGAACCATCTCAACACCAATACGGCCTAACTCAATAGCAAAAGCCCGCATATCACCACCGGAACGCGCGGCATACGCCTGCGCAGCTTTCAAGTCACGCTCTAACGACAAAAACGCTTCACGCTGAGCATTCTCAGTCCGAGCAGCATTAATCTGCTCAACAGTCAACTCCATCTGCTTACCAATCTGAGCAGTACGAGCTTTAGCTTCCTCCGTAAGAGAAGCAGTATAAGCAGAACCAACACCACGAATCTGAGCAGCAGTCGCAGCAGCCAAATCAGCATCGGCTAAATTCTTCGCCGAATTACTATCCAGATTTTTAAGTTGACCCTGTTGCATCTTAGACTGCATATAAGCGCCAATAGCACGCGAACCAATACCGGACAAATCCATTCCGCGACCAACAGCACCTTGAGGAGTAGACGCACCTCCATGCGCACCACCACCCATATACGCAAGCATAGGATTCAGACCCGCAGCCTTTAAATCAGCAACACCGCGCTGATACTGCGTATTAGACATATATTCCTGAAAACGGCGATTATTCCTCGCTTCCTTAGAGGAAGAACTACCCGACAAAACACCGCCGACAAAATCCAAGCCGGCACCAATAATACCGCCGCCACCGGCGGACGATACAAAATCAGATAAACCGCCCATCAGAAGTGATCCACAAGACCCGGCACGCTGTACATCGGCAGCGGGCGCGCAGCCTTAATATCAAAGAACATATCAGCAATAAACTGCTGACCAGTCGCCTCAGTAGTAGCAATAATACGCTCAATCGGCGGTTTTTCCTCAATAAAAGTAGAATTCAACGTCGGCAAAGTATCGAACTTCTGTGCAAGATGCCAAACATCGAGCGGAGTACTATTAGTGGAACGAAACAGACCAGTAATCTGCGACGGCTGATACCGATATTCGGCCCAACGTTCCTGATAACCAAACACATCATCATCAGTAGCAGTACCAGTGCAGTACAACTCCTTATTAAGTACCGCCTGTTCACCAAGCATCGCAAAAACCGGCCAATAGAAATCATACCGAGTCTGACGACTCCACATCTTACGAAGACCTTGCTGATAATTAAGATCAGCACGAACAGACGCCAAACCAATCACATAACCATGCTCAGTAAATGACTGCGTAAAACCATGACCGTGCGCAACAGCCTGACCAACAGCCGCAAGATTACCCTGCGGAGTAGTGGCATAAGTACCAGTCGGAGACGTTTGCGTTACGGGAGTAATGCTAATAGGAGTAGAACCACCGCCCAAATACTCAGGGCGCTGCAAACGAGCATCGGGCGAAATAACACCAAAATGAGAACGCACAAGCTCAGTGTAACGAGTACCACCACGCGCATCACGCTCCAAAAGCTTTTGAATCTGAAACGCCTGACGAATCTGATTAATAGTCGAAGCAGTCGCTTCCGACAGATCAGCATACAAATTAGACGGATAAAGCGGAGTAGTCACAGTACCCGAAGTAGAAGTCAAACCCGAGGTAGTCGCACCCGCCGCATACGTAGCAGTCGGCAATGCAGTAGTCGTACCATCAGCCCTATTCCAATAAATAGGCAACTGAACACCCGTCACCAAATCCGGCAAATCGGCAGTCTTAACCGGAGCCTGACCACCGAGCGGAAGAAATACAGAATCACCTTTCTGAACCCACGGCAGACAAGACGTAAAATAATCATGACGCTTGCCACGACGCTTAAGAGCAAACGTCGCCTGCGTATCACCAGTGTCGCCCTTATTAACAGTCACCTTAGTCTGCAAATTCTCATCACGGAACCATTCATTCCAAATAAGATTATATGCGCGGAAAGGCAGCGCATTAACAGAAATCGAATTCGAACCAATCTGAGTCCCTACAGGCAGACCAAAATAATCGTAAATCGACAGCGGCGCAAAACCAACCGAACCGCCGGCAAGCTGCGGAACCTGAAAATCAATAGAATCACCGGGATTATCCTGTTCGCCCATCATCTTAACCCAATTATTCCAAACAAGGCGATTAGGAACAAAAAAGAAAAACGTATCAAGATAAAGATTATCCATGACCGGGACAATCGGAGTAGCAAGGCGAGCAAAAATAGTCGCCTTAAGATTAAAAGTGTCACCGGGCAAAACCTCAGTACAATAAACCGGTATTAAATAACCGGCATCAAACGTAGTCTTATGACTAGTCTGTATCTTAAAACCAGACCGAGGAATATCAGAACGAGGCACCATAGCAAACTGATGCGTATTAACAGACTGATTACGATGCATAACAACTCCTAATTAAAAAAAGAGGGGCGCGAACGCCCCTAACGGTCGGCAGCAAACTAGACGTAGTCCTTACCGATAGCAATCATTTCAGGACGCTTAGTATTAAATTCGCCAGTCGAATCATCATACTCGCCAAGCGAATACAAGTCATAATCTTCAGGGTGCTTATTCATCTGATTATTCGGATCAACTCGCTTAATCTCATCGCCAAACGACCGAATAGCACCACCAACATTCGCAACAAAAATCGGAACACCGAACGCATCAATAGCACGATCACGGACCGCAACAATCTTATAAATCATGACATTTTCCTTTCTAAATTAAAACGCTCTTTAGCTTTAGCACAATTCTCTCTAACTGCCAACCTTTCACGAGTATTATTCTCGTGATTCACCTCCTTAAATCGCTTATATTCTACATCATCCATTAACAAGGGGGCAATCTCATCCATCTTCTTATCAAAAAAACGCGGAATCTTTTTCCGCGAACCATTAACCAAAACAGCATTATGGCCAGTCACATATAAATCCGGCCAATACTTACGCAACCACGCTTCACCAATACCCGGCTTAAGAGACATCCGGGCAAACTCCGGCACACGCAAACCACATTCGCCAGTACGCTCATCAACAGCAAAATAATGATCCTCAGCCTTATCGCCAACAATCTTCTTAGTAGCGTACACAGCACAATAACGAGCAGACTCGTAAGTTAATTCTCCGATTGTACTATGACCTTTATC